CCCCTAAATTGGGGCTGTGACTTAAATGGCGGGGGCAAGATTTGAACTTGCGACCTTCGGGTTATGAGCCCGAAAATTTCCCAACTTTTCTTCAAAAATCCCTTGTGGTGACATAGTTGCTAAAATAAGTGCATCAAAAACTGCATCAATAATGGCTTTAAAGAATTGGGTTCCAAATGTCAAGAAAGCCTTGAACCAAGCTATGGCTGATCATATCGTGCTTACTCAATCAAAGCTAGCTCAAGCAAATCCAAAAGATACTGGGCGCATGGCTTCAAGTTGGTTTGTTGGAAAAGATAAACCTGATTTATCTGTAAGACCTCCAGATTGGTCAACTCCAGCAAAAAGAAAATATTCAGCAAAAGGAACTGAAGGTGAAGTAGTTCAACCTGGGGTAACTAAATTAGAAGTAAAGGAATATCGAAATAAAATTACTTTTGATGCTGATTGGTACATATCAAATAATCTTCCATATGCCGCCCGTGTCGCATACGATCCAATTTATTCAAAAGGAGCCCCAGGTGGTGTTGCTTGGTTTGTCACAATTGCAAAGCAACAAAAAAAGGATATTAAAAAAAGAATCACTAACCAATTGAGGAAAATTAAATGAGCTTACAAACAATTAGATCTTTATTTGAAAGAAAATTAACAGCAGCATTTTCTGGTTTATCTCCATCTGTGCCTGTTATATATGACAACGTAAAAAAAGCTCCAAGTGGAGCTGCTAAAGAATATGTAAGTTTGATTTTAAGTTTCCCATCTTTAACAGAACCAATAATTTCTAATACTGAAAGTTCAATCGAAGTTATTAGGGGAATAGTTCAAGTGAATTGTTATGGACCTAAATCTAAAGGGATGAAAAGATTAGAAGACTTAGCTGCTACTGCTGCATCAACTTTGAACACACTAAAAGCAGAAGATTCAACCATTAGGGCAAGCGTTGGAGAAATTTCTGGACCTGTAAATATTGTTAATGCAGATAACCCAAGAGCATTGGTAACTATTTCAGCTTCATTTGTTGCAAAAGGTTAAGCCTCCTTAGGGCTAATATAATGTTATTGGTTATGCCCCAACCAACGCCCCAAACGCCCTCAAATGTTGTTTATTAGGTAATCAAATGCCTGTAGCGTGTTCCTCTCAGTCTTTGACTGGGCAGGAAGGGAGCATTTATTTCTCCCCTTCTGGGACTAAGTGGTGTCTCCAAGATTTTTCTGATTTCCCAAGCGGCACAGATATAACTGTTCCCGCTGGTTCAGATTATCGAGTAGATGATCCCGTTAAATTTACTGTTGTTGGTACAGCAACTTTAGATACAGCTCTTACTGCTGGAACTGTTTATTATGTCACCAATTTAGGTACTAACAAAATCAAAGTTAGTGCTACTGCTGGAGGTACAGCTATCACTCTTAATGGTGATGGAGGTACTGGATCAGCCAACAAATCTGGGCATATAAATGTTGCTTATTCAGAAGCGGCGGCTGTTTCAAGTGTGCGTGAATTTTCTATCAACATTGAAAGAGAATTGCTAGATGTAACAACCCTTCCTGGGGGAGTTACAGCAGCTTCAAAGTACGCTCCTTTTAGATCTAACCAGCCTGGTTTTGCATCAGCTACTGGAACAATGACTGTTTATTTTACAGATAGTCAAACAAGCCTAGCTAATCGACTACTTGGTAATGTTGTTCTTAAATCTCAAGAAGGTGCAGCCGTTAAGTTGTACGTTAATTGTGTTAGTAATGGTTCAGGCGGCGTTGATGATGCGAATAGCATTTATGTTGATGCAGATGTAACTATTACAGGGTTAGATTTAACCGTTAATCCAGATGATCCAACAACAGCAGAGTTAGCTTTTAACCTGCTAAATCCAAGGCATCTATTTAGCACTTCTTTAACTTAATTGCTTAAATAAGTTTATCCCCATCACTAGGCCCTGTTTTTTTGCAGGGTTTTTTATTGTCTAAAATTTGTATGTGTAGTTTGTCGCTATCTGCACTTATTAGGGGAGAAGTCGAAGTCTCCCCTTTTAAAAATAGATTCTTCCTAACGAGGGATATATAATTTCTTTAGC